TCCCGTGGGACGAGCGCGACAACCGAGTCGTGGACAGTCAGCACCGTGCGGTATCTTTTGGAGATACGTAGCATCTGCTCTGCCACCACACACCGCGCAACCGCCTGTGTAAAGTTCTCCACGACCTTCCCGCCATAGATGTAGGTAGCCACCCCCCGCGACGTGTACACCCACTGGTCGCGTTTACGGTCTTCTACGTATACCTTACGGAGTCCGGGGTACTGTAAATATAGACCGCTAGGCAGAGTAAACCCCGCCTTTGGGATTGCTGTGATGACCCCGTGCTCATCAACGGGCATGGACTGCCCCACAGATAGCGCGTATAACGCTTCCTCAGATGTCTGCCATAGTTCACGGATGCGGTAGTTGCGCGCCCGGTACGTGTCGATAATGCGTTTCGCCTCAAGCTCGGATACGTCCACGCCCGCCTGTGTCTTTAGGAATAACTGTAACTTCATGTGCCCAACGCCATACCCTGCGCCGAGGATAACGGTCTTGCCCACTTGCCGTTGCTGCTTGTTAATCTGGTCACGTGGGATCTCGTAGATCGCCTCTGCCATGATCTTATACACGTCTTCCTTCTTCTCGAACGCCTCGACCAGTTCGGTCTGTCCAGCCAGCCATGCTAACGCCCGAGCCTCGATCTGGGCGGAGTCGCAGTCTACCAACACGAACCCTTCTGGGGCACGGATCGCCCGCTTGATCTGCTTAGCGTTAGGCCCACGACTTGGCAGGTTTTGTAGGTTGACCTTGTCCTGTCCCGACCACCGACCTGAGTGCGCGCCGTAGTAGCGCAGGGGCACAGGGAACGCGCCTCGATCTGCCATCTCGATAAACCGTTGAGTGCGTGTCTCCTCAATCGTAGACTTATTACCCAACCGCGCCGCAACCAAAGACTGAACGCGTGGGTCGGGGTGATCTTCCAGTTTTTGAAACTCCACGTCTGATTTGGCAAAGGCGTAAGTAGGCTTGCCTGTGGTCGGGCTGGTTTTAATAGGCGGCTCTACCCCGTAGTTCTCCAACAGACCTGCAAACTTCTGACCAGACATCAGCGCTTTCTTGATGCTCGTAACGTCCGGCAAATCAAGCTGGCTCTTCACTGCCATGAGTAAGATGAACTTCTGTGCCTGCACCGTCTCCAGATGGTCTTGCAAGTGCGGCTTGTCCAGCACCAACGTCGGCTCGATAAACATGCGGAGCGTCAGGTCGATGAGCTTCAATTCTTGCTTCGGAAACCCGAGCTCCATGTACTGCATAAACAGGGAGCGGGTCAACTCGACGTCGTTGATACAGTAACCCGCGTAGCGCGCCAGCTCTTCCGGGGCGAAGTCTGCGTAGTGTTTACCAATAGCGTTCTCTACCTCAGTGCCTTTGATGCCGACCCCCATACGCTCAGCTTGCACTTTCAGGCTGTGCCCACGTGCATGAGGGAACAAGGCGCGAGACATCCCCAACGTGTCGACCCAACCCTTGGGCTTCACGCCGTAGCGCCATCCTAGGATAGCCCCATCGAACGCTGTGTTCTGAGCCAGTACTAGGGCGTTTGACCAATCAAACTCACGGATGAAAGTCTCTGCCTGTTCCTGCGGTACCCAAACAGTTGGCGCGTCGTCCACCTTGATAGCAAAGCCGATCAACTCAAAACGCGGATCGCGTACGTACTCTTCCGTAGTTAGTTTGGTTAGGCTGTATTCACGGTCGTAGTACGTCTCCGCGTCAAAGGTCACTAGTGGCATTGGGTTCCCATTCTTTGTAGTTCGACTCTGTGTGCGGCAGTGTCTTAAGCAGGTCGAGGTTTGTCTCGTTGATAACGAGCGCTATCCCGCCTGCTTCGTGTATTTTTCGTAGGTTAGAGAGTTGCAGAGCGGTCGGCTTGCCCCGCCCCGCCTTGGCTTCTATGCCAATGAACCGACCCTCAAGGCATGCGAGTATATCTGGAGTCCCGTTGTTTGCGAACTGCCCCCCGATATAGTTAACGGCATACGCCCCCGCAGCTTTGAGCGCCTTGTGGATCTTGGCCTTGACCTTAGCTTCAGGCGTCATCGTCCTCATCCTCATCCTCATTAGCAGGATGATTTGGGTCAAACGCTGTTTGGTACAGGAGGTCTGACTTAACCATCTCGAGAACCCCAAGCACCGTGGGGGTCAACAAAGAGTCGTTGTACTTCGCGAGTACAACCACAATCTCGTCAAACAAACCTTTTGCAACCTGTTCTGTATCTAGTTTCATATCCACTCTCCTTTAACTTCGCTTAGTTTCTGCATATAGTGCCGCGCCTTGTCTGCGTCGGGGCTATCTTTCTTGCCTTGGCGTAAGCTGTACTTGATGATGTTGCCTTTCAGAAATCCAATGAACTCTTGTGGGGTCAATACTGCTTCCATCACCGCCCACGGCTGTATCGCCATGTCTTTGTAGTGTGAGCCACCATGCTGTATATCATTGGCGCTTATGCCGTTCAGCCCATCAGTAAGAGTCTTTGTCGTCATGTTCCGTTACTCCTTTTGGTTCTAACGCCAACAACGTCTTGGCGTATATGTGTTGTAGTGTGTGACGTAGATGTAGGGTCTCGTCCATCACCGCGCTTAGCTGTCGTTTCAACCCTGCATTTTCTCGTTGCAGGTCGCCTAGTCGTAAGTCCAATTCTCTCTCCTCGTCAGTCATATCAATGCTCCATATAAATACCCCGCCACCAAACAAAGAAACACAACTACGGCGAGTAGCCAATAAAGTTTAACGAACCATTCGCCCCAAGGCCAGTCGTAGCCGTCATATAACTCATCACGCCAGTCCACGTTAACGGCGTCTGTAATGTAGTCGGGTAACGGCTCCACACTTTTCATGTGCGCGTTCACCTGCTTGTTTGTCTTGTTAAGTTCTGCGTGTACATCAGTCATGTGTTCTCCTTTATGGGCGTTGCCCGTTTATGTTTTATCTCCGCGTACACAATTTGTAGCGCGCTGTCCATGTCCTTTACCGTGATAACGTCTAACTGTGCGTCGTGCAATTCCATGGCAGCGTTTATAGCCGCCATCTCTGCGGCGTTCAATATAAACTTACCCGACTTGATGCCCCGCCCACCAACAGAGCGTAACGCACGTAGCCCCGCGTCCACCTCTTGCCTGTACTCTTTACCAAACCCAAGCCGCCACAGCGATTCGGTCATGTTGAGAGCGGCGATGATTACGTCCATGTCAGACTTTGTCGCCTTACCCTGCGTAAGCATTGTTAACGCAAGATGGTTCTTCAGCCGCAGGTCCACTGCAAACGAGTCATGCTGAGTTATGGGCGTCATGTTTTCTATAACGTAACCAATCGGGTTGACGATAACGTTCCGTGGTCTGTACTTACTTCGTTTCCGCACGGGTAATTACCCTCCTAAACTTTTCGTACTTCGTACCGCGCTTGACAGCAACCACTACCTCACTGGTGCGAAACTTATGTTCGTTGGCACACTCATAGGTTCGGCGCTTGCTACCGTCGGCTTGGGTACGCGTTTCTTTTACGATTGTCCATGTGTCGCAGGTAGGGCACTTCACCGTGTCACCTTCGCCTCGCTACCGTCACGATAGCGTAACGTGCTACCCCTTCGGCTTGGGTGTTGCATGTGATCGTCCGCTCCGACACGTACTGCCGGTGCTGTCATACCCGTACTTGGGTCGTAGTCCCCCGTCATCTTTACCGTAGTACGTTTCTGCGCAATCTCGGTGTCTTTCTTCCAGTCGCCCCACTTCTGTTTGGCGAAATTAAATTCGGTCATATTGACTTCTCTTTCTGTGCCAGCATGTCTTGCCAGAACGAATACGTTACAGCTAGTTGACGCCGCGCCTCCGATAAGGACGGGTCAAGCGTTGCTTCAAGCGCGTCCAAATCATCCTCTATCAAGCCGCCAATGTATGCGGCTTCCCATTCGGTTAACGTTATGTTGTACGTTTTCATGTCTTCTTCTCCTTTAGTATTGGTGTCCACTTGGTGCGCGGCTCGTTGGCGTGTTTGATATAGAAATGAATCAGGTGGTCAAAGACTTGTACGTACGTCATGCGCACACCCGTCTGCCCCTGTATAAAGTCTCGTATATCGTCTACGCTCTCGGCCACTTCTACGGTTATGCGCTTAGTCATTTGTTAATAACGGTGCGCATCAACTCGACGTGCGTGTGCGTAGTTGACGTGACGTAGGTGTCCTTACCCCACTCTTTTGTCAGCCACGCACACATACCACCACGGATAGTCTCAGCGGGATACTTCCCAAGCGGAATCTCCTGCACGACACCTACACCCGCGCCCAAGTCAATATGTGGTCTGTACCATCTGGAAATTTCCCCGTGTACGTACATCGACGTTTTCCTCTTTTTAATCGGCGCTAACTCAAGTGTGCCGAACTCCTCGCCATCGTCGGTGATAATTTTGTACTTGCACCCAAGTGACTCAACAAACTTGAGTACGCGGGTTAATTCTTTACGTTGTATGTCTTTCATTTCAATCTCCTTTGGTTACAGTAAAAACTTCTAAGGTTAGAACAATTCTTGTTGCAAGTGATGGGCTACTTTCCTGCGCAGTCGGTAGTCCCACTCTTGGTCGAGGTCGTCCCCCAACGAGAGGGCGATCATAGTAGTGGCCTCTAGTAGGTCAAAGAAATAGCCAAGCGCATTAGGCCCGCGCTGTAAGAACAGCGTGAGTAACGCGTGTGCAGTCTCCTCGGTCACGGGTGATAGGCGGGCGGTAGCGGCAATGTCACGGAACACCGACGCATCCGTTCGTATCTCAAGCCGCTCACGCAACGCGGCGAGAAGCCCCTCGGCTCCTTGCGCCTCGCGTATCAACTCGTCGTCAGTTAAGTGGTCATAGGGGGTCATTGAAGTCCTCGTCAAAGTTAAGTAGTTTTCTGTCAGCGTCAATCGTGAACCATATAAGCTCGTCAGGTGGGGGGACATTCACTTTACGTAGTCGCCCTCCCACCTTCGCAACCGCTAGGATGTCAGATAACCACGGCGCCTCATGGCCGCTTTCACCCGTGCTCGATTCCAACAGACTAGCAGCTTCATGCCCCCACACCCGAACCGTGTAGCGTATCGCAGTGCGCTCATAACGCACCATGATCTCGTTGGCTTGGCGTTTTGCGGTGCTCATTCAATATCCCAGTCAAAAGCGTTAATGATCTGATCGACTTGACGTTTCACATCTAAGCGGTGTGCATCATGCTTGCGTAGGTCATCAGCAGATACACCAGACAATACGCCCTCTAACTTACGCCTAGCTGACTCAAGGTTAGCGTCCCCCGATACGTTAAGCGAGCCGAGCATATCGCATAACTCTAGTGCACTGGTTACGGTAGTAGAGTGAAACGTGCGGCGCTTGGTTACGTCGCCTATCTCGTCAATGGTCAGACGGTCACTCAGTCGAGACAGCGCCGCGTGAAGTCTCTCCCATAGATCTTTGTTAGCCTGCTCTAGGCGCGCGCTGATCTTCTTCTCGTATTGGTCGATAAGTTCTTGCTGAACCTCGGACTCCACGTCTAAGCGGAAGTCACCTGACACGGGCAGTGGCGTCACCGAGGTCTCCATGCGGAAGCGACGCGCAACTACCTCACGCTCAGGGTACTCCGAGCGGTCGAACAGTGTGCCCAACTGAAACGCCGCTGATGCCACGAGCGTGTCGTACTTATCAAGGAATGCGGCGACCAGCGCGTCGAACTCTGTTTGCAAACGGTTCATGTCAGCTTTGTATGCCATCAATGACGCAGTGGGTAAGAGGCGAGGCCCGTGGTCGCTCCACGGCATTGTCCAACGATAGTGCGTAGCGCTAGCACGGGCACGGAACTTAGTGATGTCGTCCAGCTCCTTGCACTCAGCGAAGAGGTTCTTATACACGGACGCCGCCTTCTTTGAGTTGGCTGAGTTGTTAGCAACCACAGTCGCCTGCGTCTGCTTGTCTTGCTTACGCCCTGAGTACAGGGATACGTTTAACTCGACGAGTACAGCGGCACGTGCGACGCCCGCTACGGTTTGATTAGATGTTGTCATAATGATCTCCAAAAGTTCTACTAGTAGAAGTTTCTAAATTACTGGTCAGCGGTTTCACGCATTTTGCTCAACGCTTTATAGGCGTCGTACGTCGCATCGTCGAGGATGTCTGCGCGCAATGTGTCGGTCTTTGGCTCAGACACCTTGGGGATGTACGACTTGTCGTACCCCGTCGTACCTTTGCCCTTACCGACATGCTCCTCGTCCATGCGCTCACTACGTCGAACGACAGCGGCGAGTATCTCGAAGTCCTCCGGACTGAGGATCAAGTTCTCGTCTAACACACGTGCTACGATTTTCATGTTAGTACCACTCCAAAGTTGTGCGGGTTCCGATACGCCCGTCGCTGTTAGAACTACTT